CCACCGGCAAACTTTGGAATTACAAATCCACCACCAGAATATCCTTGAGTCTTTTGTTCTTCTCCACCAATTCCACCAAAATTTTCAATACCCTTACTTACGGCCATTGTGGTGCCGACAGTTGCAAAAACTTCTAATCCTGCTCCTAAAAGTTTTCCATATTTTCCACCAAGAAACTTTGCTGCTCCTGCTGCCTTTCCAACACCTGCCTTTGCTAATAATCCTGCTGCTGCAGCAGCAAGTTTAATACCTCCACGAATAACAATCTTGGTTAAAAATCCAACAAACTTGCCCAGACCAGTTCCGAACATTATATAAAGAGCAAGAAGTTTAGGCCACTGATTTCCTAAAAATCTACCAATTGCTTTGATTTTGTCCTGATTTTTAGAATCACTAAACCAATCTAAGAGTTTAATCAGTGCTCTTCCGACAAAAATAGCAACAAAGAAATCAATAATTCTATCAAGTAAAGATTTAATGGGAGCAATAACTTTTTCTGCTGCCTTGATTGCAAATTTAAATCCTTTCTCTAATCTTGATTCTTTTGCACCTCTCTGTCCTGCCTCACCTGCAATTCTAGACTTTTCTGCAGAATCCTTTGCAAGTTTATTTTGACCCGTAAGACTCTTAATTATTTCGGCAAGAGCATCAATAATTTCTTTTATATCACTTCCCCCCGTCATCTTATCAGCAGGGGGAAGTGCTAATTGTGGTTTTCCTACAAGTGCCTTTTGTTTTCCTAAATTAACTCCAACTGCATTTCCTTTTTTAAGACTTTGTGCCGTAATCTTTTTAACCTTAAATCTACCTTTCTTTCCTCTAATCTTTTTATATTCATTCGTAAGAAGTTCTGCCTCTTCTGTGGGAATTTGAGTCTTTGCCATTCTGGCAGCAACCATCTTCTCCTTTAGAAGAGACGTATATGTATCATAATCAATATCAAAAATATATTCAAGACCCAGAAGTCTTAAAATTCTTTCGTCAATTTGCTCATCAACAAGGTCTTCACCGTTCTTTTTGATGGTAACTATAGATCCTCCTGTTGATGATTGATTATCCATTTTGTTGTTGTTTGAGTTTTTCTTCTTCTAAATGTTGTTTTAATAATTCAACGTAAATATCTCTTTCCCACGGCATCATATTTTCAATTTCTGTAAGTGAATATTTATGATATTGCATTAGGGCAAAGTTAAGACGAAAATAATTCTCAAGGTCCATATGGACCAGGGCTATGCGAAAAAACTTGCTAACCCTTCTAAAACAACTTCACTTTCAACTTCGGTCTTTGGATTTGTAACTTTGATTTTATGAGAAAGTCTGGGCATAGTCTCAAAGAATTTTTCAATTTGCTTAAACTGTGAAGAATTTAATTGTTCCAAAAAGTCAATTAGTTCTTTTTTTGTTACATCAGCAGCAATCCACACTTCTTCTTCAGTATAAATTTTATCAATACAAGAAGAAATCAAATCAAAAGATTGATCCATCGTATTATCATTTTTAAAATCAAAGTTAGTCTTAATAAATTGCTCCAAAGATGGATACTTCATTTCCATCATAATTGTAGAATCAATCTTAATTTGATTGGTATGATCTTCGTTCTTTTGAACCTTGATTGAATCCAAATCAATCTTTACGAGAGTATTTGTTTCTTCGTCATCGGGACAGATGATATTCACTTCAATCTCTTCTCCCACAGATTTACCACGAATATTTAAGAATAAGTATTCAATATCAAAAGTTGGAAGTGCTTCTACTTTAATATTTTTAGTCAGAATACAACTCTTAATTACAGTTTTAATTGCAGTAGTAATCTGTTTTGTATCTTCACTTTCTAATGCAATCAACAGTACCTTTTCTTCTTTAACAAGAAAGGGTCTGTATTTAATTGTTTCATCAGTAGAAGGCAACTCAAGTTCGTAAATCGGTGTCGTGGGTTTTGGTAAAGGCATAATGACCTATAATAATTTCAGGTATGACTATTTATTATGTCTTTGTAAGAGATTAAAATCAACCTGTAGTGTTATTGGGTATGAAACCTCCAGAAATCCTCCTATCCTGTTGTTGGTCTGCTCCTCCTGCACCAGTAGTGACGAATGATGGAGAGAATGCTGCAGCAAAGTTAATTCCAGTAGTATTGACTGGTTGTATGTCACCACCACCAAAATCTAGACCAGAATCAAATGCTCTAGCATTAAAATTTACTTGTTGAAATTGGTCAGAAAAATTACGAGTTCCATATGGACTATCTGCTGCTCCATTTGGAGATCTGGTGGTGGACCCAGAATCTTGTGTTTCTGTTGATCCTTCTAAACTTTCAATATAATACCGAATATAACTAAAGGACACGGTACATTTTAATAATGAAGATGCATCATAAGAAACCGGCATTGATGTGATTGCTATTGGAAATGCGTTCACAAAATTATAAATTAACTCAGTGCCTGTATGGTCTCTTTCAAATTTGGTAACTTTAAGTCCTGATTGGGCAATATAATCTTCAGGATATTTAACACGATAAAAGTACTCTGATGATTTTATTTCAAGTTTACCAGAGTCTGTATCTTTAGATATACTTTCTGCAACAATAAATTTAATCCAGGATTCAAAATATTTAATTGGAAGATAATTCTCGGCATCAACATAAAAAGTAAAATCAATTCTATCATCATATAATCTACGATAGGCAAATTTTTGAGTCACTCCAGGAAAATCACTATTGTTTTCATGAGTTGCTAGTGATGAACCGGGCAAAGTTGCTTCGGAGCACAATAAGTTCAATTTTTCTTGATCAAGGTTTACACCATTAGCACTTAAATAACCAGATGGAAAGGATCCTTTTGGTTGCGGTATCTCAACAAGAAAATGAGACGTGAGGGCAGGACGAAGTAACTTTGCCTTGATTTTATCTACACGAACTTTTGCAGGCATCTATAAATACTTGTACTTATATATTATGTAGTTAGGAAATGCCAAGAGACGGAAAATACCATCAGGGTAGATTTCACCCTCAAAATCCGCAGAAATATAAAGGAGATGTAAATAATATCATATACAGAAGTTCTTGGGAACTCCGATTTATGCAGTGGTGTGATAGAAATGAAAATATTATGGAATATGGTTCTGAAGAGTTTTGGATTCCTTATGTTTCTCCGGTAGATAATCGTGTTCATAGATACTTTCCAGATTTTATTATCAAACTCAAAGAAAGTAATGAAGATATTAAGACTTATGTGATAGAAGTGAAACCAAAGAGACAAACAGTACCACCTAAACAAAAATCAAGAGTGACTAAATCATATCTTTATGAGGTTCAGACATATGCAGTCAATCAATCAAAATGGAATGCCGCAGATGAATGGTGTAAAGATCGTAGATTGGAGTTTAAGGTGATTACCGAAAATGAACTTGGGTTAAGGTAATGGCAGAAGGTTTCGGTCAATATGTGAGTGTGGGAAACATCCCTCCCAGAATGGTAGAATTGAGAAAAAAGATCAAAGAATCTGGTAGTAATGATTCAGAAGACTTGATGATGGTGATTATGGAAGTTCTAAAGGAAGAAGTATTATATCCGGAACCAGGAAAGTTTTATACATTTCTTTATAGACCTAAAACTCCTGAAATAGAATATGACCAACATCCACTGATTGCCTGTACTTCACTGGAAAAATGGGGGTTTAGAGGAATGAACTTTCACTGGAGAAAATCAAGGCAATATACTTGGGCAGAAGTAATTGGAAAACTTCACGTCATTAAATATGATGAGTTGGATGAGATGCTCTCTATACCTTATGCAAAATTCCGTCTAAATAAATAAAAAACTATAAAAATGTTTAGAAGAGCAGAAAAATATATTCTAAACGTCCTTCATAGTGAGGAGGTGCTCTGATGGCAAAACAATTCATATGTCCTCCTGGAAAATATTGTAGTGATGAACAAGTAACGGAAGTTGGTGATAAAAAAACTAAAATTTATCATAGGACGGTAACAACTCTTACTGGTCAAGGACCTGCATATACTGGAGCAAAAACAGAAACTTATATTGTAAAACCAAAACCTGGAGGTCCAACAGGAACACTTGATCAGTATGTTCTTGCTTCAACCACAACTGATGGAGGAAAAACTCAAAAATTTACAGATGCTGCTGGAGCAGATTTAAGAAAATCTATGGGCTCTGGTGGAAATATGGCCAAAAATACTCAGGCACAAGTTCAGAAAACTCTTTCTGCAGGAAAAGGTAGAAATGCCCTAGGTCAAACTGGAGATGTGCTGGAAAAAATAAATCCAGAACAACAAAAAAAAGCAGGTGTTATTAGTCCAAGTGTCTCAACTAGTAATCCGCCAGCAGATGCGGTAGCAGGAAACATAGATCAAGCAGGAATTGATAAATTGAAAGGAGCAGCAGGAGAATATAAAGGTAGAAAAGATTATCCAAAAAACTTACAATATCCATTAACTATGGATATTAAGTTACAAGATTGTATGAAATTTCAAATTATTGAATATGAAGCAAGCAGATTGGGTCTATCAAATCAAAATCCAACTCTTAGAACAAATTCTAGAAATACAAAATCATTAGCAACAATCACTTTACCAATGCCCAGTGGAGGAATATCCGATAGAAATAATGTC